GTTAATCTCGCTTCCTTTTTCCGTACCTTCTGATTCTCTTCTCTCTATTTCTTCAGAAGATGGTGCTGGCGCAGTTGACGAAGATGCTGGTGTAGTTGACGAAGATGGTGCTGGTGTAGTTGACGAAGATGGTGCTGGCGCAGTTGTCGAAGATGTAGATTTTTCAGTTTCGGTGGATGATGAAGACGAAGATGGTGCTGGCGCAGTTGTCGAAGATGTAGATTTTTCAGTTTCGGTGGATGATGAAGACGAAGATGGCGAAGACGATGGTACGGGTTGTTGTTTTTGTTCTCTAATATATCCTAAGCTTTCAGCATCAGCAGATTCTACTTCAGATGATGGTGCTCTTGATAAATCTTCTTCTCTAATATCATATCCGGGTCCACTAACCATGCTTTCTTGAGAAGGTAATCTAGACATTGCTAATGCTTCTTGACTGGATGAACTAATATCACCCTCTCGTCCTCTTACTTTATATTCTTCACTACTACTTTTAAAAGATGCTACTTGTTGTTTTGGGCGAATAGATATGTTAATACCGGAGTCACTAGTGTTACTTGGGAAAGAAATATTAAAGTCTTGTATCTTACTTTTAGGTGTCGACGATGATATATTTCCAGCCATACTGCGTGATCCTGATGGTGTTTTAGAAAGATTAGAAAAATTGGGAAAACTTAAAGACTGACGTGAAGAATTTGACATAGATGGTGTCTGGCTTTTTTTATCAGGACGGTAACTGGTATTTTCAGAAATACTATCTTTGCCTTGTCCGCTAGAAGAATCTGGCGACGAAGATGAACTATCTAAAAATGAACCGACGGAACCGGGAGGCATAGTAAACTTAACATCTGAAAGAACAGGCATTAAAATAATACCCCTGTTTGAGTCAGCTACAACTTTTATAAAAGGGTCTAACGTAGATAAAGAAGTAGGGGCACCGGTGGCGGCGGCAGCAGCGGCAGGTCCTGCTCGTACACCGGCGCCTTCTCCTTGTCCACGGTTAAGTAAACTACGTAGATTTTCTGGAATATTAATTTGTTTAATTTTGATTGACGGTTTTTTTTTATTTGGGTCTGGTTCCATTTAGTATATACTATAAATGAATAAGTAATTCTTATATAATGTTAATATAATCTATATTCTTGTAAAACTTTATTTATTTTTTCAATTATATTAATTTTTTCTAAATTATAAGGTCGAATACATTTTATACATTCTTCATAACTAACCCATTTTATATTTCTAACTTCCGACTTTTGATATTCTTGAATTTCTTTAGCGTTATTTGTCATATGCGCTAGATAGTATTTGTGTTTATAACTTTTAATATTTGACCCTATAAACATTTCTTCATATGGTATGATATTTTCAATAAGTTTAAAATCACATAAGGAGTATCCCGTTTCTTCAGTAAACTCTCTTAGCCCACAGTCAATGTCTTTTTCTTGATAGTTTCTACGACCTTTAGGAAAACCCCATTCCGGTTCTTCCCAATTTGTCGTAGAAGATTCTATTAATGACTTTAAATTATATTCAGTATCTTTAATTTTAATACCCTTTTTAAAAGATTCAAATTTATCTTTAGAAGATGTTTCTTCTCCTCTATACTGAAGACCCGAATATTCACCCCATAGTAATTTCCACATTTCTTCAAATTTCATGTTTAAAAGTTTATTTTTTTCTTCAATCGTCATTTCATTAATTAGCGTTTGTATATATTGTAAATTAAATAAAGGGTACTTACCACGTATAAATTCTACAAATCCAAAACTATCATTCCTTTGTATTAAAAGATACTCAAGACAGTTATTACTTGTATTATATCTAAATGAAATAACTCCAATACTTGTTATGGGATTTTTACAGTCCGCTAATAAGTGTCCTGTTTTACCACAGTTGTTGCAAAAATTATTATATGTTAACTTTAATGATTTAGAATTCATAATTATATGTATTCTTTATTATCTTTTTATATTGTTTCTAATTAGAAATGGTATTAGATTCAAATGTTTGGGGACCACATTATTGGTTTGTTCTTTTATCTATCGCCATTTGTTATCCAATCCACCCAAATGACGTAACAAAAAAAAAATATTATGAGTTAATTCATAATTTTCCATTATTTATGCCTGATTCAAAAATTGGTAATAAATTTAGCGAGTTGATTGATAAGTACCCGATTGCCCCTTATTTGGATAGTCGTGACTCTTTTATTAAATGGGTTCATTTTATACATAACCGTGTGAATAAAATGACTGGTAAAGATGAAATATCTCTTACTCAAGCATTAAAAGAATACTACTATAACTATAAACCAAAGGCAATAAGGATACAAGAAGAGTTAAAATATAGGCAAAAATTGGTGTTTTTTTTAATTTTATTGGTAGGTATTGTAGGGGTATATTATTTGTTGAAAATGTAAATGCGAAGTTTTTAAAATATGAATAATAATTCTATATTATTATTTACATTTAATATAGGTATAATATAGGTATAATATAGGTATAATATAGATATTATAATATAAATATGTTAAGTGGAAGAGCTAGTAGAAGAAGAAGAACTAGTAATCCTGATATAATTTCATCAGAGTGGGTTTATCCAAATTTTGTTGACCCCCCTGTTTCAAATCGTTTTGAACTTAATGCTCACCCTAGTAGATATTTAGAGACATTATATCGTAGTATGCATAATATGCCTCCTATAGTGGGACAACAATATCAATACAGTAATAGAGAAAGTATATATAGATCTTCATGTAACCATGGCGAGCATGATAGTTATCCGTCTTCGGTTAGTTCTGGTTTTCCTCATAGTCCAATAAGTCCTAATCAAGATATAACCGGTTATAAAAGAACGTTAGTTTTATCTAAACTACCTCGCGACTGGGTAGAATATTTATTTAATACATTATATTCTAAAAATAAAAAAATGATAAGAAGATTTTTAAAAAGATATATTATAAGTGCTCCATATAAAAGTACATTTACAGCTGAAGATGATAAACAAAGTAGAAAAACACTTTTAGAACTATTTAATAAAATAGATGATCGACCTTCTAATATTGAAACAATGTTTTATGATAGATGGTATAGTACTGTTTTTGGTCAATGTTATGACCCCGAAGATGAATGCGAAGCAGTTACTAATAACTATGATAACTTATTTTTAGATGTTGATTATGTAAACATAGACATTAAAGATAATGTTAGGTATACTAGAAAAGGTAATATTATAAAGGATGGTGTTGTAAAACCGGCCAATAAAGCGGAAAAACTTCGAAATAGAAATCCCGAGTTAAGCGTAAGTCCGAATAAAAATATAATATTTAACCAACGAAGAAGAACACAACGACTAAATGCAATAAAACTAAGAAAAAAACAAGATATGCAAGAAGCGGACAATGGAGAAGTCTATGATGGAGGCGCAGCTTTTGCAAAAGGTGGATTTGGGTGCGTATTTAAACCGGCATTAAATTGTAAGAAATCGGAGTTAAATAGTAAACCGAATTATGTAAGTAAACTTATTGATAGTAAGCATGCTAAAAGGGAATATATGTACATATATAACATCAAAAAAAAATTATACCATTTGCCTCCAAATATAAAGAAATATTTTTTGCTTGATAATGTGAGTGTATGTGATCCAGGTCCATTATCAGAAAGCGATAAAGTAAAAATAGAAGAAGTGTGTGACTATATTTTGACTAGAGTTATAGATGATGTCACACAAGAACCTATAAACTCCAAAAATATAAATAATAACTTAGATAAATTTAAAATAATAAATATGCCGGAGTTAAGTATCTCGTTAAGTAACTATATAAGAAAAACAGACCTTACCCCTTTTGACTTGATTAATCTTAATAACAATATAATTGAATATTTAACCATAGTGATTCCTGTTTTGTATAAAAATGGAGTAGTTCATGGTGATATTAAACCGGATAATCTGATGTTTAATATGTCTGATAATAATACACTTGTTTTGATAGACTGGGGGTTATCATATACTTTAGATGATGAAAGAAAAAATGTACCGGAAGCTTTGCAGACTTTAGCAACTCAATGGCATCATCCGTTTTCTTCCTTTTTATTTAAAAAACATGTAATGAAAAAATATGAAGACTTACTTGAAAAATTTAAAAAAGATGGCGTTAAGTTAACAAGAGAGAACTTGCGTGAGTTTGCTCTTTCGGAATATAATAATTTTATAAGTAAACATGAAAAACAGTATTTATTTTTAGTTGAAACATTTACGAATGTATATGGCGAAGAGTTAGAAAAAAAAATAAAATCTCTTGGTTATTATGATGTTAATAGTTATATATCCAATCTTGTTATTAACTATATTATTGAATATATTATTGATATTTTAATAGCATACACGGTTAACTATAAACTAGAAATCGGTAGATACTTTTATGAAGTATATTTATTAAATGCTGATACGTTTGGTATAATGTCTACCTACAATGATTTAATTGAAACTATACCTTTAATGACTAAACTTACGAGTGTTGAGAAAAAAATGATTAATGCTAAGCTAATTAATATGTTAACACAGAATTTATATAGAAATGGTGATAAAGTGGTAAATATACCGAAACTAGTAAACGATATTAAACAGTTAAATAAGTATTTAATGAATATAAGCGTTAAGTCAAGAAAAAAAGAAGCGTATGGTAATATGGATAGGAGAGTATTAAATTTAAAAAAGTCTATGGTCGATAAAGGGTTAAATGAAAATAAGATTACGATTGGTAAAATAGAAAAATATTCTAGTAGAAGAGGTCGTTCGACTAAAAGACAATCACATATTGAAATACCTGTAGTGATGGGAGGATATAATAATAATAATAAGAAAAGTAGAAAAACTATGAAAACGGGAAAAAAGTAATAAAATAAAAAATTATTATATGTTGATTATATAACTAACAATATATAATGAAAATAGAGTTAATAATATTTATAATAACAGGATTATTGATTGCTAATACGTACTATGATGGTAAGTTAATAAAGATATTAAATACTATAAAAAGTAGTAAGTATTTAAAAATGGCGACATTTGCATTTGGCGGACTTTCATTATATTTATTTCTTAAGAAGAATCCTGAAAATTCTAAAGAGTTTTTAGGTCGAGCAAATGATATGATAAAAACACTACCAATGACTCGTGAGTCTATGGGGTTAATTAGTCCATTTTTAGATTTAACGAATACAAAGTCATTTACAGATACGAACCAAGATATTTATATGAACGGTGGTGCTATGGGTGATAGTAATGGTAGTAATAATGCAGGAGTTAACAGGATGATGATGTCAGGCAGAGGAACTACGAAGCGAAGCGTAAGTGAAACCAAGAAAAAGTTTGTTGCTGCGAATCAAAACTGGTTGTGTGGAGATTGTAAGCGTCAATTGCCTGCATGGTTTGAGGTTGATCACGTAATAGCTTTACATAATGGTGGTTCAAATGAGGTTAGTAATTTAGTAGCATTATGTCGCGACTGTCATGGTAAAAAAACGGCAATGGATAGGTTGGATCATTCATAACATAAGTGTTGCACTGATGTGTTGTAGTAGTATATTACTGTCTATAGTATATCAAAAATGAAAAACAATAAATACCAAATGAATAAATGTTTTTATATATTAATTATAATAGGATAATATATAAAAATGGATAATATACCATCCACACCATTAAATATTATTTTATCTGTAACTAGGTTTATTATTTTTGCACTATTGTTAGTATCATTTGTTATGTTATTTTCAACAGGGGGTCTAATAAAAAGTTATATGATAGGTATATTTTTATTTTTACTTATAGTATCTATATGTGGTTACAATAATATAGCCAATTTAGGTATTTTTCAAAATATAAATTTTTTGACATTACTGTGGTGTTTGCCTATAATAATCGTTTTAGTTATTTCTAGAAAGGATTTATCTGAAAAAACCAGGGATATTACTGACCCTCTTTCAATCATATTAACAATTTTACTAGCACTAAACTTCACAATAGACTCAATTTTACAGTTTATAGGTAATATTATCGGTTGGGCTGCTCGCTTATCTAGTGTTTTATTACCTTTACTGATTGGGTTAATACTTGCAACTATTATATTAAGTGTTGTTTTTTATTGGGATAAAATAAGCACAAAAGTGAAATTATTATTTTTGGCCGCAGTAATTTTAGGTGCTTTGTTCATAATAAATGGTGAAAATATTATTGCATATATTGCAACAAATGGCGTGTCATTGGGTATAAATTTAATGGTTATATTTGGTTTCGCTATAATAAACTATATTTTATATAAATACACGGACAATGGACTATTCGCAAACGTATTCCAAATATTATCATTATTGTTTTTAGCAAGATGGATTTATTTATACGCTTTTAAATTTTATGGTTCATCGGGTGTTAAAACATTTACATCAACGATAGGTACAGGAGTAGTTAATAAATCACCAACTAACGCTTTTGCATCTTATCTTATGGATATAAATTTCTACTGTGATGCGATAAAGTCTTTATTTACAGGTATAATTAAGTACTTTTTACTAGCAATATTTTTGTTTTATGTATGGTTTATAATTTATATTTACTATAAAAATAGTTTTGAATTTTTAACTACATATAAAAGTTTATCTCTTGTTGGATTTTTGGCGATTGGTTTGTTACTATTGGTTCTAACAATCTATTCTATCTCTGGTGGGTCGGGTGTTAAAGAAGTTGGTCCTTATGCAGAACTTATATCTAAAATAAGTTTATCTTTTATAGGGTTTGCTGTTGTTTTTGGACTAGTTATTTACGGACTATCTAAGATAATGTCTATTCCGTCTACCATAGACCAAATTATAAGTATTATTAATTTTCTTTTATTAATGGGTCTTGTTGCGCTAGTTCTTAGCGTGTTTAACTTTAATACATCTAGTAGTTTAGTTTTATCTAACAATACTGGAATAGGCTTTATATTTAGTTTTATTCTAAAATTAATTTTGTACATTCCTTGTTTTATTATTGATTGTTCAAATGTATTAAGAGAGCAGTTAGAGTTAGCAAAGAAAGAGTATACAGTTGTAATTATATTAATTATAGAAATTCTATTAATAGCATCGAAGTTTTTGGTTCCAAAAGTATTTAATAAAATAATAACTAGTAATGGTGTTGTACTAACAGATAAAGTATACCCTCTAGAAAGAAAGAATCATGTAGAGATTACACCTTCTATGAAGGCTATGACTAAAAACGTAAACTATGGTGTATCTTCTTGGGTATACATTCATCCTGTCCCAAATAATACAAATGAAGCATATGTCCAAAATACCTCACTGATTAACTTGGGAAATGTACCCGATATTCAGTTTAATGCTGAAAAGGGTGCTCTTATATTTTCCGTCGATGTTACTGACACTAATGGAGGTAAACGAACTGTCATAGTACCAGATAAAAAGACACAGAGAGATGTAAAAATAATATATTCAAGATGGAATAATGTTTTTATAAATTTTGTAGATGGTGGTATGGATATATTTATAAACGGAGATTTAGTAATATCTGAACCAAATATAATACCATATCAGAATCCGAATGGTGTGAATATAGGTTCATCGCCTGGTATATATGGGGAGATGTGTAATTTAGTATACTACAAAACACCTATATTATCACAGAATATAAAACTTATGTATGAATCTATGAAAGATATGAACCCTCCCGTGACGGTATAATTTTAATTTTAGTTTTAGTTTTAGTTTGAACTTTACTATAATGTATTTAATAATTATTATTGTTGTTATTATAATTATTATTGTTGTTATTATAATTATTATTGTTGTTATTATAATTATTATTATTAAGAAAAATTTCTAGGTGTATATTATAAATGGATTTAAAAATAATATTAGGTGTTGTAATTGTTGTGATACTTTTATATATTATATGGAGTTACTTTTTCACTTCCATGGAAGTATTGATGTCTTTTCAAAAAGGAACCGAATTGTTTAGTATGTCACTTGATAAAGTTATAGATAGTTCTAAAAATAACTACTCTTTTTCGGTATGGACTTACATTGATGACTGGGGTGTAAATTATGGAAATAGTAAAAATATTTTAGCTGTAGCTCCTGGTACGAAGAGTCCATGCTTCTTTGCTTTGTATTTTTCAAAAACTACCAATGATTTGAATATATATATCGAACCGGATAATCCCAATGCTGTAGGAAGCAATGAAAATGTATATAATTCACTTTCATCAACTTGTAGTATTACAAATTTTCCATTACAAACGTGGGTAAATATATCGGTTAGTGTTTATAATCGCGCCATAGATGTCTATATCGACGGTAAGTTAATAAAGACCTGCAGTATGGCTACTGTTGCATCCCCAATTTCAAACAGTAGTACTATATTTATTGGAGGAACTAAGACTCCTGATAATTCCCAGGTACCGGGGTTTTCCGGTTTTATTGCAAGCGTTGTGTATAGTCCCGATGTATTTAGTCCAAAAGAAGTATGGGATATTTATTCTAGGGGGTACACTAATTCCGCATTTGACTTGAATGCCCTTAAGAGATATAAACTTGAATTGGCTTTCTTGAAAGATAACTCTGTTTTGAAGAGTTTCAGCATTTAGATAAAAATTTAAAATTAAAATAAAATTAAACAGTTAATAATTAATCATTATTT